GCCTATGACGATGAAGCCCCCGACCGACGGCCCGGCCCCTTGGGTGCGCCCGGCGAAAGATGCGATCACGGTCGTCGGTTCGGCGTCCAGCGCGTCGGTCAGGGCCGCGTGCGAGACGATGGAGAAGGTCCCGATCTGCTCTTGTGTGAGGTTGCCGACGGTATCCACCACCGTCCCGTGCAGTTCATAGAACGCCGTGTCCGATCCGGTCTGCCCGGCCAGCGCGCCAGAGAACACCGTCGGATAGGCCACTGTTTCCAGCGTCGTCGATGTGATCTGCTGCTGGACCAGAAAATAGGGCAGCGTGAAGAAATACCGGAAGGCGGCCGGGAGCGGGTCTTCCGATCCGTTCTCCCATTCCGATCCCGGCGGCGTCGAATACTGTGCCGTCGCCAGCGCGAAGACATCTTCAGCTAGTGAGACCTTGATCTCTGTCTCACCCGGCTTGCCGTAGTCCACCGGGCCGACCCGCATGATGATCTCGGTGATGTTGTCGTCCGGGCTGACGATCTTGCAGACATCTCCCGGCAACAGGTCCCATGCCTCCCGGTTCACCGTCAGATCGCAGGTTGCAATAGGGTAGGACGCGGCCCGGAGATCGCGCTGCGCCAACTGCATCGCCAGATCGGCCGACCGCACGCCGTAGTAGTTCCGGCCGTCCGAGACGATGCCGCCCTGCATGGCGATGTTGGCGAGGTCTTGTGCAGCAACGGTCTCGTCCTGCTCGTTCGCAGGATTCGTCCACGTCACGACGATCTCGTTTATCGTCTCGCCCCAATACTTGCGGCTGAAGTTCTCCACGGTCGAGTTGACCGGATCGAAGACCCGCAGGTTCTCGGCGTCGTAATCCCCCCGGATCAATCGGAGGGTCAGCAAGCCGGTCCTCGGGTTGATGAACAGGGTCGCTTCGATGTGGTCAAGAATCTCCGTCACGAAGTCTTCGATGCTGGTGGAGCGCGACCACATCAAGGACAGCCCGAAGGCTTCGTCAAACAGGGTCTTGGCCGACTTCTCGAAGGACCGCACGTCCACGGCGGACAGGGGCGCACCCATGCCCCAGACGCGGTTAAACAGGCACTCGAAAATGATGTGCGCCGGGTTGCAGTCAAACTCTTCATCGTTCCGCCAGATTTTCTCGTAGCGGGTGTCGAGCCCTTTGGCCGACCGGGCGATCTTGGCCCACATGGTCTTCAGGTATGGGTTGTTCGCCCCGAGGTAGAATCCTTTGTCCCCGATGGCCGAGAAAACCGTCGAGAGCCATCGGTCAATCCAAGTCCCCGTGCCGCCACCCCACCCACCGGAAAGCGTCGGCCCGGATACGGCCAAGACCGAACTGCTCTCGGCAAGGGTCAGTTGGTTTCCGGCGGTGCCCGGTTTGCGCGCGAGAATCTTCACTCGATCCTCGGACAACTGCGCTTCCGCATAGCATGTCCGGTTCGCTTCGCCCCCAAACAGCCCGAAGAAGTCTTCCCCGAACAGAGACGAAGCCCCGCCGTTGATGACCCCGGAGAGCGTGGTGATCGTTTGATCGACCGAGCCGCCAATCAGGACATCTCGCGTGACCGAGGGCGACGTTCTGAAGGTATAAACCACCCCGTCGATGGTGACGGTATCCCCGTTGCTCGGGTTGCCGGAGAAGTTGATATAGCCCACAGCCGGGGTATCTGGCGTTCCGAGTCGTGCGCCCCCGACGTTCATGTGCTCATGGAAGAAGATCGACGAGATGCCCCGGTATCCCCACATGGTTGCGGTGGTCTTCCCGTATTTCTCGGCGATGTATTCCGGCATGACCTGCGCGTCGTCGCCCGGCAGATAGGTCAGCGTGCCCCTCACGCCGCCCTCTTTCTTGATCCCGCCGAAGAGGTCGTCCTTGTCGATGATGATGGAGCCGGGCGCGTCCAGCTTGCCGGTCCACATCTCTTTCTCGCCGATGTAGAGCCCGGCGATATGGTCCACAGGGCCGTTGCAGATGCCGAAGTGAATCGACATCCGGTATTCGGCAACCTGCATCTTGGCGCTGCCGCCCTTACCCATTCGGCTTGGCCTCCTTGCGGTTTTCGATGGCCGTCACGACGCGCTTGGCGAGACCATCTCCGGTCTCCAACAGCCGCTCGGCCTCGATCCCGTTGCGCATGAAGTCGTGGAAGTCGATCCCGCGACTGTCGAACCAGCGGCGGATTCCGAGCGTGCAATGCCCGGTCGCGCGAATGTCGGTAATCTTCACGATCATGCCTTGACCTCATACGTCTTGGTGCTCTTGTCACCATACCACAAGACGTTGAGCCCTTTCACGGTCATGGTCCCGAAAACCACAGGCACCGGCCGCCCTGCTTCGGCGGTCGGTGCATCCATGTCTTTCGCCGCCTCGGCCTTCTCCGTCTTCGGCTTCGGCATGATCAGGTAGGCGACGACATTGAGAGCGAGGCCGATAAGAAGACCGACCCACCACGCCATGTTCGCCTCCTTCCTGTGGGCAACTCCCTGTTGGTTTTACGTCAGACCGGGCTTTCGCTCAATAGAAGACGTTGACGCCAGCGGCGAGAGGGTTTTGGACGGGGATCGTCGGACAGCCCCCGAAGTTGTGAATGTTGTTGTGCAGATTCAGACAGTCGGAAGTCGTCTGCGAACAGCCAAGGAGCATCGTCACCGAGTTCCCCACTTCCAGCCCGCGCAGCATCCCGGAGATCGTGACCTTGTTTCCGTCGATGCGCAAGATGCGCCTGATCTCTTTCGTCCCTTCGTCGGTGTCCCACTCCATGAGCCCTTGTGCGAATTTCTCGGCCGCGAACGAACCGTTCCATCCCGCGTCAAGCGTGACCTCCAAGCCGCTGATAGCCGTGACTTCTCCGATCTGCGGCTGCTTCACCGCATAGCACCCCGGCCCATACAGCGCGTGCGGACAGCCGAATTGGTATGACCGACGCAGCCCCGGCCGCCGGAGCGATGACGACGTGGGCTCGCAGGCGAAGACGACTTCGTTGCCTTCCCGTTTGGACGAAAGGACCCGGCCAGACCACGCCACCAAGAACTCGTTGTCCTCGTCATTGATGTGCCCTTGCCGGACGATCAGGGTGACAGGTTGTGAAGGAGGATAGGAGCGGAAGAGATCGGCGATCCCGGCCGTTCTCGGCAAGCGAACCTCGAACGTGGTCTTGTCCAACTTCCCGCTGGCATTGATCGTGCCGCAGTTGATCGGGACCGGCTGATAGGTCACGCCCTGATAGGTGAAGGCTCGAACCGAATCGGTATAGGCATACGACGAGATGCGACCGACCGGCTCCCCGATGCGTTGCAGACGCCCGTTGAGCCAATGCCCAAGCTGCCAGTTCATAGAGTCGGACCAAAAGTCTGACCGCTGCGGGAAAGCCGGATACGGCCGCGAGTCCCAAGTCCACACCGCGAGGCTGTCCATATCCAGCATAGGCCCCGCGTAAACGCTGGACACCGGATTTCGGCCGGGGACCGCCCAATACTTCAGCCACGCTTCGAGAAACGCGCGCTGCACCAATTCATCGCGGATGCCGTCCGAAAAATACGGCGTGTAGCTTTCCGACGATTTGGGGTCCACAAATACGTTCGGCTGATTTGGCCCCTTATCGACGCAGGGGCACCCAAGTTCGGTAAATACGATGGGCTTGCCTTCCGGCACCCAATCCGTCGGCGTTCCGCTTTCCGCGCCGCCCGGTCGGTTGAAGTGTTCGTTCCCCCACCAGTTGCGCAAATCCTTTTGCCGAAAGACCCAATGCTTCCCCTCGGCACTATCATTGATCGGCGTGCGGATTTGCGCGGTGCGATCTTCCATCGACGCATAAAACCAATCATACGCTTCGCCGCTTTCGATCTTGGATTCGAGATAGCCGAGATCGTAGATAGACCTCCACCCCTCGTAAAAATCCAAATGGGTTTCCCCGTCGCGCCAATCCGAGAGAGGCAGATAATTGTCGATACCGATAAAGTCGATGTTGGAATCCGACCAAAGAGGGTCAAGGTGGAAGAACACATCGTTCGATCCATCCGAGGGCCTGTGACTGTGGTATTCTGACCAGTCCGCCGCATAGCTGATCCTGACCGACCCACCGAGGATGGTCCGGCAATCTGCGGCCAGCGTCTTCAGCGCCGTCACGCCGGGGTATGTGGACGCGCCGGAGCGAATGGTGGTCATGCCGACAAGTTCCGATCCGATCAGAAAATCGTCTGCTCCTGCGGCTTCCCCGATGGTCGCCATATGCAAGATGAAGCGCCGGAAGGACCATTCGTCGGGACCCGAGTAGGTCACGATCTTGGTGGTGTCATTGAAGCCAAAATCCCCCACGGCGGCCGTCCCGAAGAACGCGCTCAACTGCGTGGCGGCCGTGCCGGTCTTGTCCACCGTCCCGTCATATCCCGCTGCCGGGGATACCGTGATCCGGCCGCGCCAAGGGAACGCAGGTTGTCCTTCGTCCGCCGCGTTGTCCGAATACGGGTTGGGCAGCGTGTTGTCTGGCGGGATGTCCATGAGGATGAACGGATAGAGCGTGACCCGCAGCCCCCGGCTCTTCAGATAGACCACCGCCTCATAGACCGACCAGTCCGCAGGAGCGCCACCAGCGGCCGGATAGCCGTCCACATAGGAAACGACCTCGGCCGTCGATCTCGTCACTCCCGCGACCTGCCAGACGCGCGGCGTGGTGTCCTTGTCGGCCCGTTCGACCTTGGGCTTGATCTCGCACTCGCCAATCCGAAGATCGGTCCCGTGCCACGCGACGACAAGCGAGACGTGTTCGAGATTCGGCGCGCGCTCGATCAACTGTTCAATGGCGACCACCATGTCGCTTTCCGGCTTGTTGGACAGCCAGTTCTCCGGCTCGATCATCCCGCCGCCGAAGTCCTTGGTGATCTTGGTGGTGGCGTAGCCGAACTCGGTGGTTCCGGGAATCACCGTCACGCCCTTCAGCATGTTCTCGATCTGGAACTCGGAGGAAACGTCCCCTTGGAAAAGGAACAACGTGATCGGTCGGCTTTTCGCGCGGCTGTTGGTCAGTTCATTGTAGCCCATATCATTCCCCCGGAAGGTCTTCGAGCATCTTCATGGTCAAGACCGTCTGCCCTTTTTCGTCAGTCAGCCACTCCACCGAGAGAGTATCGCTCATAAAGCGCCATGCAGGCAACCAGCAGACCGAGGCAATATCTGACAAGGCGATGTCGCTCGACCAGTTCTGCCCGAGGGTCAAAACCGAATCTCCGGCGTTTGTGCTCATTCCTGTGATCGTTCGATAGAGCATCGTGCCGTTCGTCAGAATAACGACCAGAGCCTTGTGGATTGTATCTTCGGCATAGGCATCGTGGAACGCAGTCCCTTGGACACGCATTGTATTCTGCCCAGAGACAAGAGCCGTTTTCGGCGTAATGTCATCTGTCCATGTGGGCATATAGAACTCGCCCTGTTGTCCGGTCATCCGAAGGAAGAATTGTCGAATCGCTTCCAGTTCAATCCTGTTTTTCCCTTGATAGGTAAACCGGCGCGTGACAGGGAGAAAATCTGCCATCGAGAAACTGCCGATCCGGCCTTTGCCATAATCGACGGTCTCCCGAAAAGCCTCCAAAGTGTCTTGCGGTGTTTCCTGCCAATTCGGCTTCTTCAGAAAAACCTCCCGGCCATTGAATGACACCAGCGGTTCTTCTGGGATTTCCACGGGGTCCGATCCGGGCATGACTTCGACATTGACGGTCATCTCGGCCGTGTTGTTGACCGGAAGAACCATCGTCGAAGTCGGGGTCAGCCAGCCGCGACGGGCCAGATTGATCTTAGTCCAAGACGGCCACGCTGCTGTGAAGGTTTCCTCGAAAGACACTGTGGCTCCAACTCCGTTGATAGTGAACAGACCGATGGTCGATCCGGCAGATAGCACGACTTTTCGACCGACGGTCATCCACGGCATCACGACCAGAGGCGTGATGGTATCCCCGCCCGATGGGACGCCTGCTGCGACCCCCACCCCCGTCGTGGGGTCCATGACCCACCAATCCTCGGAAGCCCCTTGTGTGACCTCCCGGACGAGCGCCTGATAGGTGTCCTTGTGGACTGTGTTCAAAAACGAGAACGTGATCCTCGGCTCATTGCGAAGTGCGATGCGCTGCTCTCTCTTCTGCCGAGAGGTCAGCGTGGTCGTCCGAAACTCGTGGTTGACGTTGACCGAGTTCCGCCAGTTCGGCGCGAAAGGCCAGAAGCGGGTCATGTCAAGAGCCTCCGAGGGCTGATTTGAACGCAGCCGGATTCGCCCGGACCCAATTCAGAAGGACCCTTTCGCCGACGCGGGTGTTGAGGGCTTCCGACAAGAAGCTGGCTGCATCAAACATATTAACGATTTTGGTGTCGCCTTGGTTCCCTGCTCCGACCCCGGATTCCGCCGCCGCCCGACCGAGCCCCCCGTTGAGGATGTGCCGAGGATCATCTTGCGTCAGAATCTCTTCGTTCCTTTCGAGGATCGCGGGGACCTCTCCGGGCCGCAAACCGGCCACGCCGCCCGAGTGGTAGCGCATCGCGCCAGCGAACAGGCCGGGGTCCACTCGACGAGTCGAGTTGCCTCCACCGATCCGTGACGATCCGACCAGCCCGCCCGTGTGACCCACACCGAAAAGCCCCGGCATGAAAGAACGCAGGAGGTTGAGCACCGTCTGCTGGATGATCATTTGTGCGATCTGCCGAAGGAAGTCCGCCGCGAACTGCAAGAAGGCGTTGCGGGCCGCTTCTCCGACGCTTGTGCCTTCCGCCACCGCCTGCGCGAACTTGTCGAAGGCATTGGCTACGCCAGAGGCAATCAGGTCGCCCACGCGCTGCCAGTCGATCAGGTTCTCCCGAGCGGCCGCGCTAAAGCCCTGCGCCTCCATGCGAGCCGCGCGCAGTCGCTCGATGGCCGCTGCCGCTGCCGAGCCGCCGACGGCTTCCCACATGGCAATGGCCGAGTCGATGACAGACAGAATCGACGAGTTCACCCCGTCGATCTCGGTCCTCAATTCAGCAACCCGCTCGACCTCCCCGCGCTCGTGGGCCATGCCCAACTGTTCCATCAAGGAGGACCGGCGCGACAGGAGATCATTGACCGCCTGCTCCGCTTCGGTGGCGCGTTCCCTGATCTGCTGGTTGCGTTCGTCGATGCCCTGCTGTCGGTATCTCTCGGCCGTGGTTTCGGCGATCAGCCTGCGCTGATCTTCCGACAGTTCGGTTCCGCGAGACTGCGCCTCCAACTCGGCTCGACGGATCGCCAGAGCCACTTCGCGTGTCACGATGTCTTCTTGGGACAGCGAGTTCTCAAACTGCTGCTGTGCGATTGCGGTAGCTTGGTCTTGGTGGAACCGGGCGATGTCCTCGGCGCGGCGACGGTCCAGTTCGGCTTGGCGTTCGCGCTCGGCCGTGAAGGCACGTTCCTGCGCCACCCGGTTCTCGGGAGACTCGTAGATCGCCGCTTCGCGCTGCCGCCGCTCCGGGTTGGAGTCGAGCGCCCGAATGGCTTCCGCCACAGTCTCGGCGCTGCCCGTGCGAACCGCGTCCACGATGCTCTGCGGCAGCGAGCCGTAGTTGTAGGCGATGGACGTGAGGACGGCCTGCTGCTGCGCGTTGAGCATCCCGAACTGCTCGGCACCGACCTGCGACCGAGCACGCGGCATGAACTCGGACTCGATGCGCCGGTAGAGATCGCGGTTGGCGTCGTCCACCGTGACGCGCATCCCTTCGACGACCTGAAGAACAGAGCCGTCGGCGAGCGTCACGGTGTCGGTGCCATAGCCGAGCCGGAGTGCGTTGACATCCCACTCCGGGGTCGGGATGAAGCCTTCCTCCTGCCGTAGCAGCGCCGCAGCGGCCTCTACGCCGTCGGTAAAGGACGCCAGCGCCCTAACCGCCCCTTGCCATTGCTCGGCGTCCAGAGCGGCCAGCGCGCGCTGCCGCAGGGCATACGCTTCGTTGACCTGCCCGATGGAAGTTGCGTTCTGGATGGCCGCCTGATAGGCGGCCTCTATAGCCGAGACGCGGTTCAACCTCTCCATCTCGG